GTTACGGATAGCTGCATACGAAAATTAGTCAGCGATTATTGGTTCGAATCCAATACACCCTCAAAAAATAAACCATGGCAATCCACATAATACCACTAAACGACCTGGAGGAACACATAGAAGAGTCTACGTGCAAGTGCGAACCTACATTAGTTGAAGAAGAAGGAGATATGATTTTTATACATAACTCTTTCGATGGTAGAGAAGGAGTTGAATTTGCAAACGAAGTTTTAAATAAACGATAACATGGAGATAAACCTATATGAAGCGATAGCGGAAAATTACGCACACGCAGTAAGGAGAGGCAAGATACGAGAAGAAACTACAGAAGGCGAAATGCTTTTTGATATCCAAAAGGAGCTTGCGGAATTGCTATCAGCAAAAGAACAAGGCGATCTATCGTACTTTAATAGCCGTTTAAACCAAATTGCTTCAAGCCAAAAGAACGGACTAATACAAGGAGTTAGCGATGATCTGTATGCTTCTAAATACAAGGAGATAATGGCAGGTACAAAAACAGATGAAGCCATTGATCTTATACTCGTTTTGTTTAGCTATTGCTATCGAAGTGGAATTGATGTAGAAAGAGGGTTGATGGCCAAGATAAAGTACAATCAACTGAGGGATAGGCAGCAAAAAAAAGAGCCATCATGCCTAGAGTATCTGCTAGATATATTCAATACAGGGAAACGCTTTGACATCTACTACAATTCAGATCACTGTATTGGAATTTCAGGTACCGGAATATATGAGAAGGATAGCAATGCATTTAAAAAAAGTATTGAGAATGGAGAAAAAATCAAGTATTTTGAGTTGAGTACAAACTTTCCATATGAATCTATTATAAATTCATTTGGACTTTCTACTTCCTATCAAACAACATTAAAGAAATACTATGAGCGAAAACGAACAGAAAAAAAGTAGTGGACAGCTACGGAAAGAGAAGCATGAAGCAAAGCTACGACAAATACAAAGAATAAAGGATGCTGGGCTCTATGCTTCAAGACAAGACAGGGCATTTACATATGGCAAAAAGGTATCAGAAGCAAATAAGAGAAATATTGACTTTGTAGCAAATTCTTTTAAGTTTATACGACAAGAAAGCGCATTTGTCCCTATCGTTGTTAAGCTATCAGAAAAATATGATATGACCTATTACGATACTGCGGTGTTTATGTACTGCTCATTTACAGCCATGCAAGATACATTCGATTCGCTTTCCACCGTAAATCTAAAAGGTCACTTCGAGCCACATAAGGTGCCATTGCGGTTTCTTAAAAACCCAAAAACTAAGCAAGAACTAATGAACCGGTGGGAGAGCCTAACAGAAGCGATCAGAACCGAGCATACCGGTAACTACTTTTATGAAATGAAATTTCTTAATATCATTGGTTACAAAGTTTTGAAGTATTTTCACGAAATTAATAGACTAAAGAAGATGGGTATTTCAAAGAAATTCTCTGCCAATACTAAAATAATTATAAATTTGCTTAAAAACAGACACTCATGAGTACTAAAATTGAACTTGAAACGATAAAATATGATTCAAATAAAAGGCCAATACTGAAAAGTATATTCTTCGATGTAGCTACCATTGGGTTTTGCGATTGGGATTTGAACAAGGAAGAAAGCGCACAAAGCAAAAAAACCTGTAAGATATTTCTCTCGGGTTCAGCATACGAAGCATTCCAAATAAACATGCCAAAGCAAGAATTGATAGATATATTAACGAACGATTGTGGTGTAAAAATCATTAAAACTAGAAAAAATGGGCAAAACTAACAGCAAAATCGGGAAAACGAATGACAACGCCACGAAAGGTAAGTTGCCAACTAAGAAAACTATAGGATTATCTCATGGCGGTAAGCTAGTGGCGAATAGAAACTGCGCTTGCTCGGGCACTACCGATGTGGACCGCATGACACGAAGATAAAATGCTGCTAAAAATAAAAACTATAGGAAAGAAGTTTGAATTTGATGTAGATTATGTCGGGTCAATACTCTCTTTCAATAGGGTTTTTGAGAAATTTGGAGTGAATGGCATTGCTTATGTTTCTTTTATGGCAGATTGCGACAATGAACTTTACTGCTACCTAGATACAGATGTTCGCGACATGAAGGCTAGGGCCATAACCGCACTCACAGTAGAGCAGTCGAAAGACAAATTTATCTTAGAAGCCATAAAGGAGTATTCTGCAATACAAAGCAAGAATCCATACACTAAGCTAAAGAAAACGATAGACCTGGCCATCAATAAGATTTCAGACCACATGGAAAAAAAGGCAACAGCATCGAAGAAACTTGATGATGCCGACATAACTTCTTTGATGAAAATGATAACTCAGTCACCAGAGATATTGAGATCTAGGGATGAAATGACTAAGCTAGGAGAATCAGAGCAAAACAAAATTGGCAGAACAAAAGGAGGTAAGGAACTATCGAGAGCCGAAGAAAGATTGAGGGGTTCTCAATAACAGGAAAGTGGTGCATAAAATTAATTGGGAAATTTTGGACGTTTTTCAGAGATAGTAAGGCAAAAAATTCCAGACTATCCTAGTAATGATGTTCGGTGGGATGATTGGCTTACCGAGCAGGAGCATTATATTCATAATGGCTACCAAATGGGCGGAGAAACTATCTCTGGCAGATACTATTTCCATTTAAAGTTCTCGAAACTAAAGATACTAGACGAAAATAACTACGAAACCTTATCGAATCCATACCACGTTGATGTATATAACGACCTATTCAACTTTATAGACCATATTGAGCGCGAAGGAAAAGATGGTTTTATATGGAAGGCTAGAGATAAAGGTTTTTCTTATTCCATGTCCTCGCTGTGTGTGAAGGAAACACAGATGCATCTAGATAATACTGTAGTTGCATTATTTCCTAAAGGTGAACAAGTACAGCACAAGCCAAACTTTATAGACAAATTCATTACAACATGGAACGGAATGCCATCTGCCATGAAGCATCACCCAGGTATTAAAAATTCAGAAGACCTACTGCATTATGGTTGGAAGGAAACAGACGAAGAAACAAAAGAAGAAAAAAGGTATGGTATAAATTCTCGTATATCATTCCTAAAAGTCGTAAACAAGGACGTTGCAAAGTCATTTAGAGCAAAGTTTATAATTGTGGATGAAGCAGGGGAGGTCGATTGCCTTATTCCACTAATCATGGCCAATAGGGCCAACATGAAAAAAGGGGCAACTAAATTTGGAACTACGATCATTGGAGGAACATCAAACTCAAACCACAAAGGCTATAAAGACGTTACGGAATTATGGCACAATGCAGAGCTTTATGGATTTGAGAAGTTTAAAATACTTGCTCAACAAGCACTATTTGGATATGAGAAAGGGCTTGATGGAAAGCCTGAGCCGTTTATAAATTACGAAACAGGAGAGTCGCTACAAGAGAAAGCGCTTATATATCTCAACAAAGAACTAGAGCAGATAAAGAAAACAAAGAACAAGGAAGCCGAAATGGAACATAGGCAAAACTATCCTACGTGCGAAGAGGATATGTTCCTTAGGTTCACCACATCACCGTTCTCAGCATTGCTTATCAGCAAGCAAAGGAATGAACTACTTACCAATAAAACGATCACAGACGCTATTGACGTTGGTACGCTATACATGGACGTGGTTGATGGCAAAAAGGTAGTAAAGTTTAGGCATGACCCTAATGGACATTGGAAAATCCTACTAAAACCTTCTACGACATTAATGCGAAAGGACGTTGGCGCTGTCGATGGATATAAAAACGATAAAGCAACAGAAAGTGATTCACTAGGTTGTATTATGGTTTACCGAGATTTCCAAGGTACTGGTCAAGTTGGCAATATTCCAATCTGCCTTTATCACCATAGGCCCGAAACCAAAGAGGAATTTAATTACCACGCCATGCTTACGGCTATGTTTTATGGAATTGAAATACTGTACGAAGCCATTGATGAAGATATGATAAACTACTTCATCGCGAATAACATGGAGAAGCATCTAGCAAGAAGACCAAATCTACTTACAGCAATGGGTAGTATGGCTGAGAATAAATTCGGGGTAATACCTAGTGCTCACAACAAAAGCGTAGCGTTAGAGTATGCAATAGAAGAATTTAAGAATTACTATGAGAATATTCCTTTTATAGAAATGCTTGACGATATGGCTAATTTTGGTGTAAAAAACACAGACATCACAATGACTTATCTATGGTGTGTACTACACGCCAAGAACAATGCTACATATTTTCTAAGGAAAGAAAACGCAGAAACCAAAAAGAAAAAGACGTTTACGCCATACATGGTGAATATGGGCGGTGGTGCGACATGGATAAATACAATAGAACAACATAACTTACTTCAAAAACAACAATATGGCTACTCAACAACATAATAGCGAAGAGAAAGAAGCGTCAAAGGCGTTTACCTTTCCAGAGTATATCGTTCCTGCTAAAACAAAAAAGGCGGGTAGCGATAAGTCTTGCGAGCAAGAGGATTGGGCGAAAAAACAACTTGATGCCATGTTTTACTACAGTTCGTTTTATAAAAGAACTGGTATTGAGCAGTTGTACCAATATGCCGAAGCAAGAGTTGATGAATCAGAATTCGACCACATATCTAAGATTTATAGTGGCGATGGTTCAGGAATCGAGAAGATAGTTCCTGCATATATCAGACAAGTAAATATGGCACCTAGCATACTCAATAGGCTAATAGGCGAAGCAAATACACAACCTATAAAATATTCGGTTGCTGCGGTAAATTCAGATGCGGTTATATCTAAGTTGGAAAAGTTTGTTTCGGAAGCTGCGGAAAAGATTACAAAGATGGTTCGGCAGCAATCGGGACTAGACAAGATACTTGGACAGAAACTCTACGAGGAAGATGATGATGAAATGATACTGCCCGAGCATGTAGAAGAAATGAATTTTTCTAATTACAGAGAGAATGATGAAATAATGATGCAAGATGGACTGAATTATCTAATGTCAAAAACGAGTAATTCAAACATAAGATACAAACTAACAAATCAGAATTATCGCGATTATTTGATTTGTAGTGAAATGGCATCGCACGTATATTCGGATTTGGATGACCCAAACTTCAAAAGAATAGACCCAAGAGATTTAGGATATATCCTTTCGCCAAATTCACCATTCATTCACCACGGACAGTCTGCTTGGTATTATTTTGAGGAAACGCCACAAGGAATGATCGACCTATTTCCTAATCTTACAGAAGAGCAAGTACTCGACCTTCAAAATATGCAAACCGAGTTCTCTAATGGAGATATCACAGTTAAGAATATAAATAGCAGATGCGGTAAAAACTCTTTCATTTCAGAAAGGAATGGACAGAAAATGCTAATGATATCAGGAATGTATGGACAATTCAGAGCAAGCAAAAGACTTCGCGTTAAAATAAATGAGAATAAATTTGATGCCGATAACCCACATATCCATTTTGTTTCTGATGAAGATAATAGCCCTAATAGCAAATATGAGCAAAGGTACATAACGGAAATTTGGGAAGGCTATAAAATAGGTACTCTTTACCACCAAATGCGACCACTTCCGGGGCAGAACATGGCTGGGGATTCTTTGAGAGAAAAGGATTTGACAATTATTGGTATAGTAGATCCAAATCCATCGCTCATTTCTCTAGTACAGCCAATCCAAGCATTAAGAATACAAGCATTCTACAATATAGAAAGGCTGATGTCGCAAATACAAGGGAATGTGCTAGTTATTGACGAAGCAATAGAAAGCGATAATGAGAATAATATTTACAATATGCGAGTGCATGGTATATGGAAAGTAAATTCTGCAAAAGAAGGAGATATGCAACTAGGTATGTCTTCAAAGCAATACCTAAAGCCAGACGTAAAAGATATGGCCGGCTCACAATCCATAGCACAACTGATGAACTTCGTTACATTCCTAGATGCAAACGTAATGATGCTTACAGGAATCAATGATGCACGACAAGGTATTGTAAAGTCAGATGCAGGGTTAAATGTAACGAATAACGCGAGCATGGCAAGCCAAATGACTACACAACCATACTTAACAACGTGGTACTTATTGTGCCAAATAACACTACAGAAGTTATTGGAACAAATGAAGCCATCATGGTCAGGCAAAGAAATAACTAGGTATTTCCTTGGTGATAATGGATATGAATTGCTAATGGTGAAACCTGGTAATTGGGATGCTAACGTATATGGAGTTTTCGTTGAGAATAGTGCTAATAGTGATATGCTAAAAGGCAAAGTTATTTCCATGGCCGAAAAGATACTACCAATTAGTGCCGACCCAGACCTTGCATTGTCTATCATAAAAATGATAAATTCTTCGAATAGCAATGAAGCAATTAGGATTTTCGAGAAAGGCGTAGATACTATCAAGAAAATGAATGAGCAAAATAGACAAGATAATATGGCTGCTCAACAACAAGCTCAAGAAACGGCTGCCATGATAGCTAAAACAAAAGCTAAAACTGAAATGGATAAGATTCAAGGAGGTATTCAAGAGGTTACTATAACTGCTCAGGCAGGAATAAAGGAAACGGAAATGAAGCTAGAGCATAAAGGAGAAGCGATGGACATAAGCAAGCAAAATAAAATTGATGAAAAAATGGTTGACCATGAGTTGAATAAACAGAAATAGTTTTTTAGATTTACATTATGAAAAAATCAATCATCTTTTCCTGCTTATGCGCATTTGTATTGGCAGGGAACGTAACACAAGCGCAGGACATCACCGATGGTCCAGAGTTTAGTGTTTCGAAAACCAAATCTGCACCTGTTGCAGAAAACCAAGATTTAGGAACTAAAATCTTTATTTATAACGCTGTCGATGAAATTGGCACCGAAGTAACTATCAAAAACGGACAGAACCATTATGCTACGACCGATGCTGCTTTTTGCTTCATGGGAAAGCGATTTGAGTTCACAAAAATCAAAGACACTCGACTTAAACGTATTGCACGGATATCATATAAAAATGCACCGACAAGCAAAGACGTAAGTTACTTGAACGCGATAAATAAAGAGAGGATAGCCAATAGTATGGCGCGACATTACATTAGAAATATAGCATAGTTCCTCCAATAGTTTTAGATGAAAAAGCCACCGCATATTTGTAGTGGCTTTTTTGTTTAATGCCGTTTTTTTTCAAACAAAATCAATTTTGTTATTAAAAGTTTTACTTTTGTATAAAATACAAGATAAAATGGCAGAAGATATTGTTGTTGAAACAGAAAAAACAGATACCGCAGAACAAGTAGTGGTAGATACCGCTAGTGAAACTAATAACCAATCTACTGATATAGATGCAACCACTACATCGTCAGAAGCATTAGTTGGCGATTGGGCCAACATGGATAAAGAAGTAGAACCGAAAGAAGTGGGGGATAAAAAAGGCGAAGCAAGCGATGATAGTGAATTTACCCTATTCGGTGAAGAAGAAGAGGCCGACCCATCAAAAGCTACTCCATCTGCAGATACTAAAAGAGATTACTCAAAGTTCAAGGAGGCACTAGGAGAGGACGAGGATATCAATGACGATAATGTTCTTCTTGATAAAATCAAAGGACTAAAATCAAAAGAGCGCGCACAAATCATAGTTAGCACAGCTAACGAACGTTTCCATCAAGACGAGCAAGTGCAAAATTGGCTCTCATGGCTTAATACGGACGAGGACGAATTGTTAGAGCGAGTACTCGTCATACAAGACAAGTACTCCGAAGAAGATGCAAAAGAAAAGGTACTGGAGTTGAAAGACACAGACCCTAAAGAATATAGAGCAAGAATCAACAGAACGAAAGAGAGCTTAAAAGACCTTTTATCAACAAAGGCCAATGAGATTAAATCCGAAGTTGAGGAAGCATCAAAATTACTTAAAACAGTAAATCCAAATGAAGTAGATATCAAAGTTTTAAAATCCGCATCTGACAAAGCATCTAAGATCGAGGAATTTGCAGGACTAAAATTAGGTATCAACGACAAGAATAGAGAAGAGTTCCTTAAACCTGTAAAGCAACTGATCGAGAGTGGCTCTATAATTAAGGACCTAAAAACTAATCCAGATTTACTAGCGGAAGTGGCCTTTTACTTGCACAATAAAAAACAAATAACGAGTGCTATAAGTAATAGATTTTACCCAAAGTCGAAGTATGTAGAAGCATTGGACAAAGCTCCACATAGCAGCGGAAAGGCGAAGCCTGCAGCAGCTAGAAGAAGCATGGTCGATACAGGCAGTCAAGACTTTAGTGGGTTCTAAACAAGAAAATAGAGTGTGGTGAATTATTAATTATAAAATTCACTCAAAATGAGAATATCATCAGGTTCGATAAAATCGGGCGCAACATCAGAAGCATATTTTGAATCAGTCGGGTTAAAATTCCCAGAGGTTCGTAAAAAAGTAGTAACTCGTTTTTGCGAGGACAAAGGATCTGCCTTACTAGCAGACATCATGGGTACAGGAAGAACGATCACCGCGAAACAACTTGCAGACAGTAAGAAAATGTTTATCGCGAACAACTCTCTTTCATGGTACGTAGAAACAAGACATCGCAGACTCGTTACTTTCAAGGCAGCAAACACAGGAAACGGAGCAGCCAATACATCAGTAGCAATTACTCTATCGGGTGATGATGGTTACTTGAAAGCAGGTAATACTTTGCGTATCGTAGATTCAGCAACAGGAACGACCTACATTCTATTGCTTACTTCGGGCGGTACCGTATCGGGTTCTAACTTTACTTACACAGCTAAATTGGTATCTAATAGTAATGCTACTGCATTGCCAGTTGGACTTATCGTAAACAATGTTCAAGCGGGTTGGTCATACACAATGAATAGCGCAGATTGCTCAAACGATCAGTTCACTTGCGTACCTACAACATTCCCTGAACTATTCAAAAACTTCACCACTACTTTACGTATCTGCAAAGATGTATGTAAGAATGGAGTTCAGACAGTTCTTTGGATTGAAGGTAAAAATGGAACTCGTTGCTATTTACCTACCGAAGAAGCACAATTCTATGGTGACGTATTCAAGTCATTTGCAAATGGCGCAATCTATGGTAAAGCTACCTATGATAGCACAGGCGCAATATTGATTACTGACCAAAACGGACTTTCTGTTGGTGCTGGATCGGGCTTCTTGGAGCAAATCGACAGTTCTTCGGTTATAAATTGGCAAGTATCTACCTATTTCAATACACCTGCTCAGTACGAGGCTTACAGACAGTTCTTACAGAACTCTATCGTAGCATGGGGATTGAGAGAAGGTATCAAAGACGGATTGCTTTACTTGTACATGGGTAAAGGAGGCAAGATGTTCATTCAAGAAGTATTGCATGCATACGCTATTCAAGGTAACTGTTGCACAATGACTACTTTCAATGACCAAGGCGATAGTATCTCTGGACCTAGCAACAACATGCTTTACTATGAGTTTGCAGGTTATAAGTTAGTAGTTAGAGAAGAAGAAATCTTCAATGACGTAACTCAAAACCCTACTTATTCTGCATTGGGCGGTGCTACACTAGAGTCATTCAGAATCGTAATTGTGCCTGACGTAACTTGTACAGGAGAGCCTATTGCTCAACTATACTTTAGAGGTGGTTGTGGAATAGAGGATAGCTTCAAGCCTACAGTTAGACCAGGCACTATCAATCCATTCGGAAACGGAGCAATGAACATCAACGTAACAGGGAAACCAGGTTATGAGTTACTTGTTGAAACAGAGTATGTAGTAGTGTTAAGCAATCCTTATGGAGTGTTGCACTTGAATCCATACCTATAATTTGTATTTTTAAACAGAAAGGAGAGAGGGAAACTTCTCTCCTTTTACAAAACCAATAAAGGAAAATGACAGTAGTAGTAGAAATCGAACCGGTAACGGAAAAACCAAGACAACTAAAAATAGTTGGCATATTTACAGATGATGATGGAAATGTATTGAGCGAAAAATACAAGACCATGCCTTTCTTTATTCCTGAGAATGGAATAACTCTAATCAGAGGGAAGAAAGAAAACGATGCATTGCTAAATCTTATCGAAAACTGTAAGCAATTAAGGCCATATTTCTTCGGAAATGAAGATGGCACAAACGGAAGTTCGCAGATATTCAAAATTGTAAATCACGAAAATGATGCACAAAATGAAATAGATGCTTTCGATAAAGAGTTTGAGGTGATGCAAAAGGTGAAGTCAATGAGCGATAATGAAATCAAGCTATTTGGCCTTTTATTTGGGTTCACAGGATCAACGAAGGTGATTAATGCCAACATCATAAAGACTATGAGAGCAGGTAAAAAGCAACTTGAAACAGTTATTGCAAAAATCAATGACCCAGACAGACCATACCTCGAAGTGATACATTCTTATCTCGATGATGCAAACAGAAATCCAAATGCAAATGAGGGCCTTAGAAAAACAGATGGAAACGTCTATTCTCTCAATGGCGTTGTAATTGGCGTTGGTATTGAAAAGGTGATTGCCTACTTAAAGGAAAATGACAATCTTTTTGCAGATATGAAAAAGGATTGCATGAAAGACGAGGATATCAAGGCTGCTGCTAAAAAGGCTACCGCTTCTAAAAAATAAATAAAATTCTTAGCTTATGACTTGGGGAGATATGTCGAAAATTTTGGATGCGCTTTGCGATAAGGCAGGAAGTCCGTATTTTAATCCATCAGAGAAGTCAATCTTTTTGAATATAGCGATGAATGACTTTGTCGAAACGGAGTATGAGCAGTTTGAAAAAGATGGAGAACACAAGTTGCGCTTACTTCCGCTTCAACGAACGTTTCAGAAAGCAAACTCTTCTTTTTTAATTATAGATGGTGGCGCGCCAAATGATTTGATAGACTTTAGATACATAGTAAGATTTTCAGCTACGTTCAATGCTACCGACTGCAATGGTAATCCAATCACGATAACGAAGCCAATTCGTCCTTCAAAGAAAGATAATATTGACGTTGCGAAAAATGACCCATTCAATAAGCCTATCGACAATGACCCACTTTACTCTTATGTAAATACAGGAACAGAAAAGAGAATTGTTGTCTATTCAACTACGCCTCCGATTGAATTAGAGGGAGAGTTTTTGAAGAATTTTATCGAAATTGATGTTACTCAAACTGCTACAGTTTTTGAGTTCCCAAAGAAGATAGGGGAAGAAGTTTGTGAATTAGCATCAAAGAAGATGCTTGGTAGTGTTGAAAATTACAACATGGCACAATCTCTCGTTCAAGATATTCAACAAATAAACGGATCATTCAAATGACAGCACAAGAAGTAAGAACACAGCTATTGCTTATTAGTGACGAGGACATAAAAAGGCTTCTGTCCACAGGTAATTTAGTTGTAGTTCCATTTGATAGGGAACGTGCCATTAACAAGATAGCTGGACTAGACGGAGGTTGCGATACCTGCGACAAAAAATCAACAAGAAGAGTTCCGGTTACTTATGTGAACGGAAGTGGCGTAAAGCAAGATTGCAAAGACTGTAAAAGCAAATAAAATGAAAAGCAAAAATAAGCCTACCGAAGAGAAAGTATCTAAGAAAGATGCTGAACCTATTAAAGATGCGCCAGAGGTTATTGTAGAAGCAACCGAGGAGGTGCCGACTGTGGCTGCCGAAGAAGAAGCAACCACCGAGGAAATTGCTACTACAGTAGTGCCCGACACGGCCGATGCCGACACAAATGAAGAAGCAACGCCAACACCAACTGCAGAAGATTTCAAGTGGGAAGAGTATTGGGATATAATGTCGCATTCTCCAAAAAGAAGACTTGTAGCTAAGAAATAATGTCAACACTAAATCAACTCATATATAACGTTAGGAATGTTCCTGATGTCGGTATTGCAAATAGAGCGAAGGCAATATCTGATAGGCAAATAGCTTATTGGATAAAGTATCATCGCTCTTCCTTGATTAATGAAGACTTGGAGTTAAATCCAGTAATTGATGCGTCATGGGAGCAAGACTTTGGCTGCTTAGACCTTGTAACGGTTGATAAGGCAGATTGCTCAAAATACAAATGGGGAGTAGATGTAAAAAAAGTAGTCATTCCTCAGTTGATAAAGGTTTCTATAAACAGAAAGTATGGCATTATACCAAGCCTTACCTTTGTAGGACTTATCGACAAGGTTACGAGAATACCTATTGACCTACACGGCTATGGTGAGTTAGATGAATTTGTAATGCACTCTCCAAAAAAAGGAATATATGCATTGCTTATCGGAAATACTATCTACATTCACGGCATTGAGAAAGGTTACGATATAGTTAATGAAGATGAACTATGCGCGATAAATGTAAGGGGATTAGCTGATGATCCAACGTGCATAGATTGCTGCGGAAGTGATGGTATAGTTTCTTGCTTTGATTGGGATAAAGACTGCTACCCATTGCCAGGGCACCTAGAATCAAAGCTATTTGCAAGGATATGGCAGCGAGAGTTAGGTTTGGTGATGAATAGTAATCAAGACAATACTAATAACGAAAAAACAGAAAAGGGTGTATAATTACGCAATAAAAGGGCACAAGTTCGGACAACTAGCAAAGATCATGTTTATGCACTTGCGTAGAATCAAGATGCCTTCTGATTTGCGAAAAGGAACTAAGTCAGAAGCATTGCACCGTTCATTTATCACTGATCTAATTACGGAATGCGAAGACTATGTGATACAAAACCCTGTTCGGCTAAGGATGCCGATGGACCTTGGTTACATGCAAGTCCTAAAGTTTGAGTATAAAGCAAAAGATGTAAACCACCTAAACAAGTACTATGGTGATGATTTTGCAGTAGTTTGGGCTATCCACCACATGTATAAGCATGTAGTTTTGTTCAACTACATAGAGTTAAAGCGTAAATTGTTTAACTTTATCGAAAAGACAGGCATGAAGGATTATTTAACTGAGCTTATGCCAGGAGATATTTTTTACTTAATGGAAAATAAATATGTCAATATTAACGGCCTTGGAGGATTTCGTGAAAGGGAATGTCACTACACCAGAACTATACCAAAAAAGACTTGCGGTATGCAACGAAAAGAAAGCTACGGGAAGCTATTCATGCCCCAATAGGAATGAATTACTTCCTATATGCAATGGCTGTGGTTGTCAAATTCACTTAAAGGCAAATGCTCCTAGAGAGGTTTGTCCACTAAATAAATGGTAGCCATGAGCAATGTATTAAACCTTATTTCCGCAAAATTCGCTATTCGTAGTGCTTTGGGGAATGTAAATATGCCAAATATAGCATCGTCTATATCACTTGACCTTAACCGATGGGCGATTGAGGGTATGAAATTCGTTAATAGAAAATCCATTTTACGAAGGGGAGATACTAAAACACTTATCGTAAGTGAAAATAAGGTAAAAATGTGCGATACCTTTAAGTTGTTAGAGTGCTTAAAGGTAAACGGCAAGGTAGTTCCGTATGCTAGAGGAAATAGAAGCTGCGGAACAACATGCTCTGCCACTTGCAGTAATTGCGTTTCTTCTTGCTGTGGCGAAGATTCCGTACAGTATGAGTTTTATATAAAGGGTTGTTGGATAAAATTCACTAACTCGGTGCCAGATGGAACGGTTGTTTCTGTGGAGTATTGGGAACTTGAAACTGATGAAGATGGAAGTATAATGATAATGGAAGAAGCCGTGGAGGCTATTGCTGAATATATCGCTTTCATGGTAAAAAGGAAATACAATGACCCAAGTTATGCTTTGCATGAAAAAAGGTGGTACTTCCTAGTAAAGCAAGCGCGCGCTGAAATCAACAAAAAGTCTAGGCAAGATATTGAGCAGATGGGATATTTGTGGAAACCTATAAATTATACGATATAATGAATAGGCATATAAATACATTTGAGGGAGGTATGAAAAGCGATATGGATAACCAATTAGCTTCTAAAAATTCATACCTATATAGCCTTAATGGGAAAGTAATTTTCAATAAAGACCAAGGTACTTATGCGTGGGAGAACGCAATCGGAAACAAAATAGCGTTCACTATACTCTCTGATTATGGTAAAACGCCTATTGTAAAATACACTCCTATTGGTAATTGCTACCTAAATGGCAAGCTAATTATCCTATCTACAAATAACACATACTCTGAATTAGGACTTGTTACCGAGGATCAGTTTGGCGTTTTTGTATATAAAACTATGTTCAATGACAAGTATGACCCTTATGGAAAGAGGTTAGGTTTTAAAACTAGGCACCAAATCATTGTTGAGGGTGTAATGGAATCGCAAAGCATAGAAAGGATATATTGGAACGATGATAGCAATGAACCTAGAGTATTCAATATTTCTTATGCCAAAGCATTTGATTGGTATAGTGCAAATATCGACCATTCGCCTACATACACAGACTTATCATATTCCGTCCATGGCATTTCTCAAATGTGCGACTTAACCTGGGGGTTGATAAAGTACAAAAGAACTATTGAGAACCAAGGGGAATTAACCGTTGGGAGAAGGCAATATGTATATCGATATATCCACAAGACAGGATATGCAAGTCCATGGTCGCAACCATCCAACTTCATTACACTCACAAACGACAATGTAGATGGAACAAATTGGACTAAATACCAAATGGGCGTTAGTGGGGAATCCACGAACAAGGCTATTGAAATAGAAATAAAAATGCTTGACCAAAGATTTCAAGAGATTGAAGTCGCTGTTATTCTTTGGGAAACAGATACGGCAGTAAGAAGCGTTTCAATATTCAACAGAAGCACAATCCCACCTAGCGGGACATTGATCATAACGAATGTGAACAACAAAGGGACGTTCATATCAATAGATGAAATAACGCAAAGGTATTTGAGCATTGAGCACGCAAAGACACAGGCCACGCAAGAGAATTTCTATTTGATGGCCAATCTTAAACTAAGAAAGAATCTTGAAATAGATACTTCTACCATTACGATTGTGCCTAAAATTAGGAAAATGCTAAGCGATACCTCCGCCACGCCAAGCAGTTTGCCACTTACAAATGCTACCGATGTAACAGCAAAAATAACGAAAACACTATTCTCCGGACATGACGAGGTTTATGACATAGAGAAAGAATACATAAACTATAAAGGAACGCAATGGGAACATCTGTTCACGGGAGAGTGGCGCGATGAAGTTAGGCCATACGCGATAGTGCTATTCGACAGAAAAGGTCAGCCTACATTCGCTCAGCACATTGCCGACTTCAAGATGCCGAAGCAATACGATAATCAATGCACGATTATTAGGGAGAGTGGCACAACTACATTTCCATCAGGTGCAGTAGGTGATTATGTGCTTACAGACTACTCTCCATCAAACACGGACGTGATAATTGACAATCCAGGTGGAACTTCTATACTTCAAGGAGATAACCATGTAATACAAACTTTAGGAACGCTACTTTCGGGCATAGACTTAACCGATGTACTTTATGATGATGATGGGGAACTTCAAATATCAGGCTTCTCAATCGTGAAATCAAATAGGCTAAAATCTATAGTCGCACAAGGCTTACTACTGAACACAGTAAGGGATTCCGCACTAGCATTTAAGGAGGTGCGACCAATGCCTACAATGTGGAATTGGATAAGTGGTTACAAGGTTTTTGACCCCGATGCTTTTGGTACGAATATAGTAACTCCATTAGATAGCCAAATAGGAGAGGGTCAAGATGGTGAACCACTTTTGACAAAAAGAAGTGTATTTACATTTGAAACACCCGAATATCTTTTCGATCAAACAGTATTCGGAAACAGCGTTAGCGGTGATGATATTGAAATAGTGGGAATTGCAGGGCTTTCAAATAAGCGACCAGATGATGTACAGATGCTCGATGGCTCTCATGGCCATATGTACAATAAATACTACTACACAAGGTTTATAAATTCAGATACTACCATTGAAAATATGCTAAACGTTCCTACTACAATAGGCGCACCTTATGGCGTTGGCCCACAACTAGGAACCATGGAAAAGGTGAAAAAGCTATTCGGTAGCCCAAGGGTGATACCAAATTTTGTAGAAAACTTTAGTTGGGCCGAGTATGCAGGAATACAAAATTATCAGCACATTAGTGGAACAAATGATGATTTATCAGCAAAGGCGCACAAAAACACGGTTTTACTTGTTTTAGAAAAAGAAGGTAATATTCAATCTACTTCTTTGCGAAAGGTAGATGCAACTGCAGTCGATGGATTTCATAATAATAGCTTATACTACATTGTAAACTATAAAAAATCAGGTGCTCAAATATCTCTCAATAAGTCAATTTTAGAAAACAGAACATATAACAACATAGGTCATTTCATACCTATAAATGGACAAACTATTGCAGAAGCTACAAATGGTTTAGGTAGAGTTGTTTTCGACAATGTAGAGGTATGGGGCGGTGATTGCTACGTTGATTTCTTTTCATACTGTAGGCTAGAGCCGCTATACGCTTTGCCAGGATATAATTTTGTTGGTGATTGCGGACACTTCGGAGGAACAGGACAGCCAAGCTTTCCAGACTATGCGATAGGAATGATGTTTCCTGTTGAAAGTAACATAAACTTTACTCTCCAAAAAGGTGATGAATATGCGAAAGTAGGAACAAAACCATTTGCAACACATTGTAAAAGAGATCGTGTATTTGCCGATGGCATATATTGGCTTGATGAAAACACAAACAAAACAGAGCCATTCCTTTACAATAAAGCACTTTTCGCAAAGGATATTTTGACCATATACAATCCTAAGAGCGCAAAATTTAGAGAGGAGTATGACTATCCTACAATGCAAGTACACTCGGAACAGAAGTTCTATGGAGAATTTTATGATAGCTACAGAAAGATAAAAGTAAATAGTTTCCAATTTGCAGAAGGGAGGTTCGGAGAGATTACGCAGATTGAAAGGTTATTCACACAGCTTTATATCATTCAGAAAAATGCTTTTGCTAGAGTTAGATTTAGGGATAGGCAGGTACTAGATAGCCAACAAGGGAACTTGGCGGTAGGTGCCGGACAAGGATTTGATGGAAATGAGTACATCAGCACTATTCTAGGCACGCAGCACCAATGGAGCGTATGCAATAACAACCGTTCAATTTGGTTTGTGGATGCAGAGAAAGGTAAATTGGTCAGATTTAGCCAAGCAGGGATGGACGTAATAAGCGACAAGGCAGGACAACATGAGTATTTTACAGAAAAGCTAAAGAACTATTGGAAAATAAAAGACCTTTCGCCAGGTAGAGTATTAGCAATATCAGACGAGTATTCTACTTATGACAATCCGTGCGATGTAGGTGGCATACATACCGTATGGGACAGTAAGAACAATAGCATCTTCATCACATTTACAGATAAAAAAGAATCAACGGAAACGAATATCGTACTTGTAGAAGGATTGAAAGAAACGATAGAGTTCAATGAACTAGATGATACATTCAAGTCTTTTTACTCATTCACGCCAAATCTGTACATGTCCTATAAAATGAACATGTTTAGCATTGACTCCGACAACAGCAATCCTCACCAAGTTTATGTGCATGATGAATATTTCAGATGCAATTATTATGGAGTCGTATTTAATAGCAAACTTAGATTTGTAGCAAACCCGAATTTCCCATATTCAAAAGTGTTTGACAACGTAAGATTGAATATAAACCAAGAAGGAGTTTCTATTTTAAAAGCTATCTTTGCTAAGACACCTAACCAAAATCAACAGACGGTCATATTGAATCAGACCACAGGAGATACAAGGCCAAGGTATAGAGAGGATTTCTTAGTATTCCCACTAAGAGAGATTGATGCAGCGGAAAGACTACGAGGAAAGTATATTATACTAGAATATTTGATAGATAACATACTTTACCCAACAGACAATAGGACTGTAAGGATTACAGATAATGAGGTGCAATATCGAGTTAGTCAAAGAACATAAAGCATAAAATCATGTATTACACTTACGAAAACGGAAGACTTGTTTCTAAAGCAGATGAATACGAAAATCCATCTTCTTACCTACAATACGGAACGAATGAAACAGGGAGAAATAGAGGCAAAGCCAACGGTTGGGAGCAGGGCGTATCTGATGGGATTAGTGGCGTTGCTGATGGAATGGGATTTGGCGCAATAGCAGGCGCAGGTAAAGCAGCATATAGTGGACTAAAAAGCACAAACTCTGCAGCAGGTGACGCAACAGCGCATTTCTTTGGTCCGCATCACACTACATTTGGAATATTTGATGATACCCTTGCATGGCAAAAAGACCCTAATAGAACACAAGCGAAAGGAGCGAGCATAGCTAAAAACGGCATATTGAATATGTTTGGGCTTGGTTTTGTTGCTGATATATTCAGAGGTCAAGAAAATAGAAAAGAAGAAGCGTATGCAAAATATGTAAATAGCGTGGATCAACCTTTTCTGTTTGCAATAGATGAAAATGGAATGCAGTTTTCTAAGGATAAAGCGAAAGCGCCAGACCCTATTCAAGACAAAACAGGATGGATAAGAAACTTAGGTGCGGTCGCTGGAGCAGGATTAAAGGCAGGTATGGGAGCAAAGAAGGCAAAGAAAAATGAAGTTGCACCAAATACTGAAATACAACTCAATAAAGACCAACCAAAAAATCTAGCTTTCATGGAAAATCCACTAGGAGAAAATCTCGGAATAGACCAAAGCTATAAAAATGCAGATACTCGATTTGATATAAACAGAGGGGATAACGGCAGAGATTTTATGTATAATAATCGCGAAGGCTCTCCATGGAATACTACTTTTGGCTATAAAGGCGGTGGCTCAGTTATTGTTGAAGGCGGTAAAGGAGGTGATGATATTGCTCTTGTAGATACAAATACAGGTCAAGATACCGGTGTGCGTGTAGAAAAAGACGAAATGATTGTGTTCAGCAAAAAGAATGTAGCAGCCTTAGAACAAGCAATTAAAAGCGGAAATAAGAACGATCTATTCAATATAGTTAAAGATCAGCTTGCTCAACATCCAGAAGTCAAGGAAGGTGAGAAAGGTTTCAGCGAAGGAAGAACAGTTGGCTTTTCAGGTGGAGGACCTTACGACAAACTTACTGAAGCTGAACTCAAAAAAGTATATAAGGAAGAAACGATGAAAAGGATCGGTAAAATTTCCTTAGACAATTTAACAGCTATTGAAAAGGCAATGGATGATAAGGGTATCAACTATAAAGAATGGCACTTTCTTTCTGATAATGCTAGAAAAAATATCATCGACTTTATTCTTACTCCTGCAAATACGGTAAAAGCTATTGGTTGGGACGTGCCATTAGCAATCTCTAGAAGCAATGCCGACTATGGACATCCTATTAAAGACCCAGATGGATATGCAAAGATTTTACAAACAAAATCAGAGCAGATGTATATCAAGCGACATGGCGAACCCAAAGTAAACCTAGGTAGCCTTCAAATGAATTTTGATAGAAAGAAACTAAAGGCCATCGAAGATGAACTTCGTGCGCGCGACATGGAAAACATAAGAAAAGGCAAGGCAGAAGAAGTTGGGAAAATAATGCCTAGCGATAATGAAACTAAAGGAGATAGAGGGGTTGATGAAACATTAAAACTTCTTCATCCTGAATATAAAAATGCAAAAAAACCAATATATACAAACTTTGATAAAGTAGAAAATGGAGTAGAAACATGGAGCACAAACGGAAGTAGGAGAGATTATGCAACAGATAACCAACCAAACACATCGGGCTCATCATCTACTACAACTAATCCTACTACAACTAATCCTACTACAACTAATCCTACTACAACTAATCCTACTACAACTAATCCTACTACAAGTTCTACTACTAACAAAAAACAAAATGCCTCCAACCAGGTAACCAACATCAAACTAGCTGACTATATTACCCCAACAGGTGCTACACCAGAAGATCCAACTATGCTTAATGTTCCAAAGGTAGCAAGTGGGCTAAATATGCCATCAGCAAAAGTGGTTAATACTGAACCTGAAAAACAAGGTAGCGATTTTGCGGAAAACTTCTTAGGATATGCTGGTGATGCTATAAAACTTGGACTTGGAATGAGTGCTGCATCAAAGAGTCTTCCACAATGGACTGTTAGCGATAATTGGAATGAGTACATGGGTAAAATGAAATTCATGTCTAATATGGGATTAACGCCTGAGCAGAAAGCAACATATCAAGATACGGCCGATAGCACATATAGATACGATGTAGATAACATCTATAATCTTTCAAATGGAAATGCAGGAACGGCACTTGGAAATATCGGACGAGCGAACAAGTCGCGCTATCGTTCTGGCGTTGAATTTGCAATGGCTGATAGAAATGCTCAAATAGCAAATAATCAACAATACGGTAATTGGCTTGCTGCTGACGAACAGTATAGAAAATCTATTTTCGATGAAAATAGAAACCAATTAGCCATGACTAAAAAGGCAGGTATGCAGTTAGCTTCTGATGCTCTTGCTAACATGGATAATAGGGCTGATTACAATAAATTCTATGGCAAAAATAGCCAAGTCCAAAAACTGCAGAATCTACTGTTAGAGGAACAGCAATATAATAATGACATCTTAAAAGCACAAAAAGATAATTTTGCAAATCCTGATTTTTGGAAAAACTATCAAAGTGGTAAACAGCAAGAATCAACTACTACTACAACTAATCCTACTACAACTAATCCTACTACAACTAATCCTACTACAACTAATCCTACTACAACTAAGTGGAATCAAAAAATTACCGATAGGATATTATCACACGAAAGGCAATATGGAGCACCTGGAGGGCAGCCTTTCACAAGCGGGTATGATGTTAAAGATTGGTCCGGAGGCAAGTTTGAAAGGGAGTATGTTGATAAAGTTAAAGAGGAAGTGCCTGGATTTGACTCGCTTCCAGATAGCATAAAAGCAAGATTGGTAGATTACAAATTCAATACAGGAAGAAGTATAGGAGATCTAATCCATGTCGCAACTGGAAAATCAACAGCAACAGATGCCAAAAGCAAAAAAACACTTGGCCCGCTAACAAAAGAGCAGATTAATATACTAAGCGATGATAGGTTTGGGAAAAATATAGATAAAGCAAAAACAGAGATATATAGACTAACAAAACCAAATGATGCAAACTACAAGAAAAACCTTGATGCAAATTGGCTCGCTAGAACAAATATGTGGAATGATTTTGAGTTTTAATATATATCAAGTAAAAGCTCAACGAAGTTGTTTTTCTTTTTAAATTTGTATAAACAAATAAACAGAAGTTATGGCAGAGGATAAGATTTTTGCAAAAGGTATTCGCTTTTTCCCAAAGCATGAAAAACAACCCGATTTTGTATTAGGCTCAATGGTAATTACAAAAGAGGATTTGATAGATTGGCTTTTAAATAGTAACGATGCAAAGGAGCACTCTAGCCTATACGATGGTAAAGAGCAAATTAAATTTCAAATTACAACCGGAAGAAACGGAGGTATGATCGCTTCGGTAGATACTTATAAGCCAAGCAATAACCGTTCACAAGAATATTCGCCACCAAAAGCAGAAGGATATATGCATACGGTAGCGGAAAGCACATTACAAGAAACAGACCCTTCTATTAAAACAGAAGAAGATGATTTACCTTTTTAATTTTTAAACCATGTACGGAGGACAAAGCACAAATGCTAGTTTTGGTGGCTCAACAATAGATTGGGGATTTCTTGGTGCTATATCAGGAAGAAAAAACTTTGATGCACTTAAACAAGAAAAACTTAGAGAGGTTGCTTTGGTTCAACAGCAAAATTCTATTTTAGAAAATAGAATAGCAAAACAAGAAGCTGCACAACAAGGAGTTTCTGAATATCTTGATACTATCAATAATCTCAAAGTTCTTCCTCAAGGACTAGAAAGGATCAAGGAAGTAGATAAGTCTTTACGACAAAATGTAACCCAGGGGCTTATGGATGCCAAGGGCGATGTTCGCAAGTGGCTGATGTCCGGTGGAACAAAAGTTCTAAATGAGTACAAGAAAAACCTAGTCAATAACGAAGTTACCCAAAGAGAGATCGGAAATGCCTACCAAACTAATAGATGGCTTGCTGATAAACAAGCAGGACTCCAGGAGGAATATAACTTTGATGAAAAGGGTCAGCCTTATGGATTTGAACAGCAATATCAAAAGTATAAGAACGGAGAAATTGATAGCTTGAATTATAGTGGTGCATTCAAATTGCCTGAGTATAAAAGCACAATACCCGAAAGGTACGCTTTTATAGATAAAGAAAAAGGCAAGACCGCTGATGAAACAGACGTATATAATGATGCATATATGCAATTCAAAGATTTGCCTGAAAAGCAAAGAAGGCAAGCAGCATGGCATAAGACAATGGAATATAGACAAGCACTTCAAGCAGGCGCAGCACCGTACATATTCAAGGTGGATCAACGCGACCCATTAAAGGATGCGCTTATGAAATCCCAAACAGCTAAAAATTATTCAGGAATAGCTAAAGACAAAGCAGAAATAGGCGCAATTAGAGCACAGCAAACATCTTTTTTAGATGCTTTTAATAGAGGAATAATACAGCCAACAAATAAAGAAGACATTACAGATAGGACCGGAAAAGTAGTAGCGCAAATACCATACTTACAGGCAGACAATAAAACTTATGGTATATGGTCGGCCTTGTCGGGCATAGCTTCAAAAGATGGAATTGCTACCGAAACTGGGTTAAAAGCATTAAAAAACATGGAACTATATTCTCTTGATGGGAAAAAAATAGACTTATCAAGAACCGGAGAAGGTGGAATATTAAAAGCCGAAAATGCAGATTCAAGAATTTACTATATGCCAAATGATAATAGACCATATATCAAGTTAAATATTCACTTATCAGAGAAACAAGGTACCGAGAAGGCTATTTATGATGGAAAGATTATGGAGGGCGAAAAATGGTTACAATCAATAGACAATCTCCCACCTGGTTCTGATTACAAAGATGATAAATTTATGTCTTTTGATGATAAAAGAGGAGTTATTCCTACCTTTATTCCATTAAACACGACCCCAATGAGTCTTCAGAGCGAAAAACAAGAAATGGGATATTTCCCTAAAAATCAAGACAACTTTGCAGGAGAAAATATTGGTGTAGATTTAATGCAAGGATTAGATAATATCTATAATAATGGACAATAAGAATGGGAGATAACAATAAATTCATTGAAAACGCTACCAAAGCAGGTTACTCACAGCAAGATATTCAAAAATACCTAGAGTTAAAGCAAAATAACGCATTACCTCCACAAAGACCAAGAACAACAACTTCGCGAACTGTGGAAACGAATGTGATGGAAAATGCACAATCTCCTGTTATAGATTTTTTTGGTAGTGGATTTAATGCAGCCGTAGATATGGTAAAGGCTATTCCTTTGCTTGAAAAATCAGCACTTGACCTTATGGGCGCACCAGAAGAATATGGGAATGCGCTTGCCGAAACTTCTAAACTGATTGATAGCACTTTTAAGTATAGGATTGCTCCTGAAAATAATAATGGAGTAGTAAAGATTGAGGAGGATGGATCTATTGGTTTTTCTGGCGCTAGGAGTATTGCAAATGGTATAGGGAATGGAGTTGGTCAATTAGCAATCGCAATAGGTACTGGTGGAGAGAGTATTTGGGGAAGATTAGCTTCCAACACATTAATGAATTTTCCTTCTGTATATGAATCTGCGGAACAAGCAGGACTTGATAAAAAAAGTTCAGCTAAATTCTCACTTCTACTTGCGCCAATTTTAGCTGCCACAGAGGAATTGGGTGGCTTACAGAAAAGCCTAGCAAAAAACATTTTTGGTAAAGCAGCCACAGCAGAAACGAAACAGATAATAGCAAAACTTAGAAATGAAGCTATTACTGAAACTCTTGAAAAGGCAGGCAAGGGAGAGATTTCAGATGAAACATTTGAGCGACTAGCAAAAGATACCTCAATAAAATTCCTAACCAAGATAAAAAACGCTTCTTTAGGAACACTAAAAGAGGGCACACTTCCAGAAATGGGCCAAGAAATGTTCCAAGATGCATTGCAACAAGGAGCAGAACAGATGTACGATAAGTTCTTTGCTGCAAATGAGCAAGTCGGACAAGGAAAATTCGGAACTGAATTTCTTACTACCGATCCAAATAAGCAATTTGGTGGAATTAGTATTGGTGGTGTAGGCATGACAAAAAAAGCATTTGTTAGCCAAGTAAACAATGGGGTACTTGGTGGACTTGTCGGAGGTTCAGCGCATATTGCAATAAACTCAAATCCAGCATACCTACAAGAAACACTTTTTGGTTTCATAGATGATCATGTGAAGAATGGCACAGGCGATGTTGCCATGGACAGAATCACAAAACTCATTGATTATAGACTGCAGAATAACGAAATCAATGAACAAGATGCTCAAAAACTGCTAAAAAAAGCACAGCAAATATATGATGTATCTGAAAATTGGAAAGATATTGATAATAGCGATATGCTACCAAGCAAAAGATACGAAGCCTATAACTTAACCGCAAATACACTTCCGGTACTAGAAGCGCCTATCCAAGACTTTGAAAATACGTTTAAAGCAACCGACCTTCCTACTGCTATTGAAAATATCGATATGGACAACTCCATAGATGATTTCAAGAAGGGTAGCATGAAGAAAACGGCAATGGAAACATATACTGACTACTACAAAGCAACTCAAAAGAGAGAGGCGATCAAAGGCTACCTTCAGCAACTTGGCACCGGAAAGCAAACATCAGTGGACTTGCAATCTCAAATTAAGGCTATTGACGATATTCCGGTAAAGGATATGCTTCAAGAAGTAATAAACGAAAGCATCAAGCCAAAAAGTCAAGCGACAAAAGAAATTTACGATTTCCTAAGTGGGCAGAATGAAGATATAAATTCGGATATTTCACAGACAAATATATCCGACCAAACAACAGAACCTAGTGATAGCAACGGACAAAGTTCAGATATTTTGTCCGAGAATCTTCCTGATGCAGAAAGTGGTGGTGTAGGGGGAGATGTTACCGAAGCCGAGAAAATGCAATTTGGCGCAGGTTACAAAGATTATAATTTTAAAAAAGAAAGCGTACCTACTTCAAAAATTAAAATTACCGAGCAACCATCTTTGTCAGAAAGAAAAGAATTAGTAGAAGATATAAAAGCTAATGGGATAAAAGAGCCTATTGTAGTTGAATACGACAAAGAAAGCGATAATTACTATGTAAAAAATGGAAACAACAGAGCCGCAATAGCCAAAGAATTAGGTATTGCAGAAATACCAACTATTATTGCTGAATACAAAGGCGAATCCCAAGAAAACAATAAAATATCATCAGATGAACAACAACGAGCAGAACTTGCAGACATCATTGATGCAGGAATTACTGAAAACCCCGAAGGCGCAGAGGAAGCAGCGATACTCAACAGCCTTGGACTATCTTTGGAAAACGAATCAGGAACTAGGAATACAGAAGACAATGGACCTAGTAAAACAAATCAATCCACAAGTCAGTCCAAAAGTAATGACTCAGCTAATGACAAAGATAACAAGCCTAAAAGCACAACCTCAGCAGACACAAGCAATGCCCGAAACAACGGGAATGTTCAACAAACTAAAACTGAAAGTAAAGAATCGAATAAACAAAATACAAATCTAACCAATGAAAAACAGGACAGTAAGACAACAGCTAATGAAAAACAAGGACCTAACAGCGAAACAGATAGCAGTCAAGGACAAGCTACTGAAAGCAATCCAAAAAAGACAGTCCGAAAAGTAAAAGGGACACCGCAAAGTAGAAGGGTAGTCAGAAATCCCGAATACCTAAAAGCGCTAGACTACGAAGTAGAAACAGCATACGACATAGTTCTCCAATCATTTATTAGTGGAACGAAAGTAGCCAAAAATGTAATTGAAGGAATATTCAAGCAAAGCAAGGGCGAGATAGATGCTCGAAAGTTTGAATTTATCAATAACAAAGATGGCTACGATAGTATCGATGCTCTTGCAAACAATCTATGGGAAAATCAAGATGTTGAAATAGGTGGAGTTGAAAAGTTCGACACACAAGATTTTGCTAATGCAATAGAAGAAGCATTGACAGAAAATAGCAGCAGAAAGGAAATGGTTGATAAACTCAATCAGAAATATGGCCAAGTAAATCCGCATGAAGACTTTAGTGATGAGGCGATGGAGCGCATTAGAGAAATGCAAGAAATCGATAGGCAGCTAGGCTATAATCAAACGCAAATTGATGAAGCATATTCTACTCTATACGGAATGACCGAAGAAGAAATTGACGCGTTTTTTGACGAACAAGATGATGCGCAGCTAGAAGCGTACTTGGACTCTCTCGATAAGCCTGCATCTAAAAAAGACGAGCAAATTGCAGAGGTTACAAAAGCAGAGAAAGCATTAGAGGAAGCGAAAAAGGAAAGGCAAAAAGCTGAACAAGATGCTGCTAAAAAGCAAAGGGCACTAGATGCAAATGCAAATGAAAATCAAATAGACATGTTTGGGCGAAATAAGCCACAATCTATGTTTGATGATAAGGCTGACCAAGCTAGAATAGCCAAAGAAGCAAAAGACAAGCTAGAAGAAGCTAGAAAAGCCGAGAAGAAAGCAGAGCAAGAGCTTTACGATAAAGAGAACAAAGTAGGCCAGGAAGAAATCGAGTTTGAGCAAATTGCAGAAATGCCAAAAACAGAGAAGGGTAGCATTACTATGGAGATAGAGGAAGTTCCACTAGAAACAACGGGCGATGGTATAGTTTATAGAGGAATAGATAAAAGGGGGTTTGGAGGAAACGGATCTGGACTTGCCGGCCTTGGTAGAGGTCTTTATACTACAAATAGCAAAGAGGAGGCGCAAAAATACGCATGGGAAGATGGAAGAACAAAAGGAAAGCCTATTGCATTAAAAAATGCAAAACCAATCAATCCGTTAGTTATACCCAAAGATGGCATCGAAAAATGGATTAATGAAAATCTACCTAAAAGCAAATACAAATACGAATCAGAATTTAGGGATAATCTAGCAGAATATATAACAGGCCTTGGTTACGATGGAATTACACTAAAGCTAAGTGATGGAGTAGAGGCGTATGTTAAATACACAGAACAATCCATAAAACAAAAACCAAATGAAAAATCCTCAATAGAAAAGGTTGATGATGAAATTGCAAACCTTTGGGATGATTTAGCAAGCACCATTGGTGCCATAAAGAAATTCGATGGCAATGGCGGGCCAGACCCGAAAGCTCTTGAAATAGGCATTAAGCTAGTAATGGCTTATGGCAAAAAAGGCATTTATCAGATTGGGGAAATGGCAGAGGATATGGCTGAGAAGTTTGGTGAAGTAGCCAAGGATATTCTGCCATACCTAAAGGATGCTTACAACTCTGTTCGTGGTAGAGCAACTAGAGAGGAAAGAGCAAAGTTCAATAATGAAGATGAAGTATTTGATTATGAATTAAAAAATATACAAGATGGAAAGAATGACACAGCAGGAATACGACAACTACCTGAGCAATCTCCCGAAGGAAATGGGAATAATCGCGGAAACGTGGATCGAACACCTAAAGGGAAACAGGAAGACCTATTTTCTCCAATTACAGAAAGCGGGGGAGTTAAGGAAAAAAGCAATTCAGAAGCAGAATATATACCTGGCAGACGTGGAACTGTACAAAACAATGAATCTTCCGGAGGGGGGAGCAGAGGAATTGGCCAGGGAGGAACTCTTTTCGTAGAAGATGAAACGCCATCTAATTTTGTTTTGCCAGATAATCTAGGATTTACTTCTTTTAATAAAAAAGCAAGAATGTCCGATAATATTGGTGCGCTGAAATTAATTGCTACTCTGAAAAAAGAAAATAGGTCAGCCACTCAGAAAGAGCAAGAAATATTATCTAAGTATGTAGGGTGGGGTGGATTAAAGGTTGTTTATAATAATGAAGCCGTAGAGTGGACAAAAGCAGATGAAGAACTACGACCACTATTTGGAGAATTAGAAAAAGCAATAGACGAATTAGAAAACCTAGGATTCTCTAACTTAAAAAGAGGCATAAAACAATCAGTAGATACTGCATTTTATACACCAACTCCATTGATAAAATCAATTTATTCGGCAATACAATCATTTGGATTTAAGCATGGAAATATACTTGATCCAAGCGCAGGAATTGGTCATTTCTTTGGTGCAATGCCAACAAGCATTAGAAATAAGTCAAGGCTTACATCAGTAGAACTAGAGCCACTTACGGCATTTATTAACAAACAGCTATATCCTAATACCACAAACTATAACACCGGATATGAAAATGCAAGGCTCCAAAACAATAATTTCGATCTTGTAGTTTCAAATATTCCATTTGGAAATTTTGCGGTAAGTGATAAAACATTTAATAGCCCTGAGTTATCTTCCCTACAAAATCAAATACATAATTACTTCTTTGCAAAAGCCATTCAACAGACAAAGGAGGGTGGTCTAATTGCATTTATCACTACATCTGGAACAATGGACACGAAGGGCAACAGCAATATTCGTGAGTACATAAATAAAAATACAGAATTTATTGGAGCACTACGCCTTCCAAACTCTACCTTTTCAGATAATGCAGGAACAAGTGTAGTTTCTGATTTAATTTTCTTAAAAAAGAACACCGGTGAAAAAAACAATACCGATTTTAATACCATAGTAGAGATTGATCTTAATAATAAAAGCGGAACAAAAGAAACGCCAATATCAGTCAATAAATATTTCATTGATAACCCAAGCCATGTAATAGGAAAACTTATTTCAGACACTAATCAGTTTGCTAAAAACGTAATGAATGTCATTCCAAATGAAAATGCAAACATATCTGAACAAATAAACAGTGTAATAAGCAGTTCGTTTCCTAAAAACATATACCAAAACCAAAGCACATACGCACAAAAAAACACTATTGAAGAAATTGCAAATAGTGTAGATATAAAGGAAAATGAAATATACATAGGTACTGATGGGAAATCATATAAAAGCAATGGAATAGATACCGAACCTACTCCTATTGCAAAAAAGTTTACTATCCCTATGATTTCTAGCTTCATTAATTTAAGGGAAACGCTTAAGAAACAATATGAATTAGAATCAGATACAAGAAGCAATGAAGAAGAAGTAGAAAGGAATAGAGCAAGACTTAATAGGGCATACGACTCTTTTGTTTCTAAGCATGGGACCATAAATGCTTCAATGGCATTGGTGCTTAAGGACAATAATGGATTTAACATGATTGCTCTTGAAAATAAAATAGGCCCCAAAAGCTATGCTAAGGCTGACATTTTCAAAAAAAGAGTAATACAAGCCAAAAAAGACATTACTAAAGCAGATAATATTTCTGATGCTATTAATATTTCATTGAATGAGCAAGGTAGTATTGATATTGATAGGGTATCTAGCTTATTGGGGCAGACTGCTGAAAAAACAATAGAATTGCACTACGGTAGCCTTTTTTATGATACAGATGGAAGTATTGTTGATAGAGCAACATACCTTAGTGGTAATGTAAAAAAGAAACTTGCTGAAGCAAGAGAGATTGCAAAATCAAATCAAGTATATGAAGCAAACGTATCTGAACTTGAAAAGGTAATACCAAAAGATGTTATTGCAAATCAAATTGATGTCAATATTGGCGCTCGATGGATACCGACTGATATTTATAGGAAATTTATTTCAGAGTTGCTAAATAGCAATGTAGAAGTCGCATATTCAAATGGCACAGATACCTATAAAATAAAAGGCAACTCTACTGTTGAGTCCACACAAAAATATGGAACAGAAAGAAAAGAGGCATATAAAATAATTGAAGACTCCATGGCCGGTAAGGTTACTATTGTTCAAGATGCAGTAGAAGGCCCTGATGGAAAAATAAAATATGTATTCAATCAAGTTGAAAGCGAAAAAGCACAAGAAAAACAAGAACTAATAAATGAAAACTTTGAATTTTGGATTTGGAAAGACCAAGAACGCAGAGATAATTTAGGTGCACTATATAATGCAAAGTTCAATACAAATGTCAAGAAAAGACATGACGGATCTCACATTACGTTTGATGGAATAAACTCAGAAGTAACATTAGCTAAACATCAATTAGATGGAGCAGCAATGCTTATTGCTAACAAAGGTGGCATTATGGATCACATGGTTGGTGCCGGCAAAACCTACTTAATGATTTCAGCAGCTATTAAGATGAAACAAATGGGGCTTATTAATAAACCAATGATAACTGGATTAAAAAGCACTATACCGCACCTTATAAAAGACGCAAAACACCTATTCCCAGGAGCAAAAATATTGAGTCCTAGTCTTTCTGATTTTAGTGCAAAAAATAGAAAAAGGTTTCTAGCCAAAATACAGAACAATGATTGGGACTTAATAATTATGTCGCATGAACAGTTTGGAAGCATACCACAAGATTCTGAAATTCAAATAGAGTTAATAAATGAAGAAATATCACAACTAGAAGAAGAAATCAGGAACATAGAAAAAGAAACAGGGAACTCAGCAAGTAAGTCAATATTAAAAGGGTTAGAGGCTAGAATTAGAACACTTAAGACAAAACTTGTAAAACTTACAGATGTAGCAAAAGATGTAGAAATATTAAATTTTAAGCAAATTGGAATTGATAAAATATTCGTAGATGAAAGTCAAATGTTTAAAAATCTTGAATATTCAACTAGGATAAATAGGGTTGCTGGGCTTGGGAATCCAACAGGAAGTAAAAGGTCATTTAATATGCTTACAGCTATTAGAACCTTGCAAAAGCACCATGGTGGTGATATGGGTACTACTTTTTTATCCGGAACACCTATAAGCAACTCGCTGGTTGAAATGTATTTGCTTTTTAAATATTTGCGACCTTCTAAAATGAAAGAGTTAGGCTATAATACCTTTGATGCCTGGTCAAAACAATTTACAGTAGCATCAAATAAACTAGAATCATCAGTAACAGGAACCGTAAAACAGAACATAAGATTTAGGGAGTTTATTAATATCCCTGAACTATCAATACTATATTCAGAAATTACTGACCTTAGAAATGACGATAATCTTAAATTGCCAAAGCCAAAAGTAAAGGGTGGAGGGCCTAAGTTAATTCTTGTTCAGCAAAGTGAATATCAGCAAGAATGGACTAATCGATTTATAAAGTTTGCAGAACAACCATTTGGTGACAGAGATGGCGATTTGATTGGGAAAGGAGAGCTAACTGATAATGAACAAAAGGCGGCAATGATTATGCTTACTACTCTGAGCGCAAAACTTGCTATCGATGTTAGGCTTATAGATAAAAATGCAGAAGATAATCCAACAGGAAAACTTTCAGCCGTTGCTAAAACCGCTTCTGATATTTACTTTGAAACATCTGGAATAAAAGGGACACAACTAATTTTCTGTGATACAGGAACGCCAAAATCTCAAAATATTGTCGAGAACCTAAGAAACTATATAGAAGACGAGTTAAATATTTCAGTTGATGAAAGTGAGCTTATATTTGGAGAGGATAGAACAAAGAATATCCCATTAAATGATGCTAAAAAGAAACTTGCCGAAGTTTTAGAATGGGAAACAGAATACATTGACCAAGTAATAAACGAATCTAAGGAACAGGAAGGAAAGTTTAATGTTTATGATGATGTCAAAAAGAAGTTAATTCAGAATGGAGTACCTCCAGAGCAAATAGTATTCATTCATAGTTACAAAACCGCAAAGTCAAAAGAAGACCTATTTGATGCTGTTAATGCAGGAAATATCAGAATTGTTTTAGGAAGCACACAAAAACTAGGTACTGGTGTTAATTGCCAAGCTAGGATAGTAGCATTACATCACATAGATGCACAATGGAATCCGGCTGCAATGGAACAAAGAAACGGAAGGGGTATTAGGCAAAAAAACATGAATGCGGAAGTAGCAATTTTCAATTATGCTACTGAAAAAACAGTAGATGCATATAAGTATGAGCTTATCGCAACAAAACAATCATTCATAAACCAGGTTAAGTCGGGAAATCTTCCAGAGGGAGAAAGGAGTCTAAAAGAAGAAGATGGAGAAGATATGGGATTTGGTGCTTTTGTAGCTTTAATTAGTGGCAATCCACTACACTATGAAAAGACAAAACTAGAAAGCTCAATGGAGAAGCTAAAGAGGTCAAAAAAGAACTTTCTAGGAGAAGTATATGATGCAGAAGCTAAATTGCAACAACTTAAAAGTACAATACCAAATGGAGAAGCAGAATTGGTAAGCAGAAAAAACGACCTATCAAAAGTTAAGTCTTTTGGAATGAATGAAGATGGAACTAAGATAAAAGTCGTTGCTGAAATACAAGAAGGAAAGCCATATGAAAGCACAAAAGAACTAGGAGAGCAGATTATAGAGCAAAAGAAATTAATGCTCAAAAAACCAATAGGTCATACACAAACAATAGGTACAGTCAATGGTATGAAATTGCAATCAACCACAGTAAAGGCCAATAACGCACAAGGAATTTTTCAAGATACAGTAGAAATAAACCTAAGATTGGTTGGGGACTTATCCTATAATGTTACATCTTCGGCCGATCCTACATCACAAGGAATTGCGTTAAGCAATGCTATTAATAAAATGGAAGATGGGCTTATGTCTAGAAAAAACGGACTTGATATAAGTAAGGGGAATGTTGCTAAATTCAAAGAAATTTCAGAAAAAAAATGGGAAAAGGAAGATGAATACGAAAAAACAGCCACTAGACTTAAAGAAGTAAACGATGCACTTGTAAAAGAAACTGATGATAAAAAACGTGCACGAGATGAAGCAAATGGAATAGTTGAAAACGAAGAAGATGCTGCTGCACAATTTGCCACCGGAAACCAAACGACATCAACCGAGCAGGAGAAAGCTGAGAGCCAGGCAATTATTGACTTTTTCAAAAAAGGATTAAAGGCTGATGTTTTTGCTCCAACTGCAGATTTCGATTCCATGCTCCCTACTGTTACGAATGACCAAAAAATGATTTCTGAAAGTGGGAAAGTTCTTGCTTTTGTAAAGGATGGAAAGATATATCTGAACCCTAAGACAATCACTCCACAGACTACATTCCATGAGATAATACATATTCAGCAATCATTGATTGAAAGCGCTGCCAAAAAAGGGGATGCTCAAGCAGCCATTATACTAAAGCGATTTGATGTTTTGCTTGGAAATGCAGTAAACGAGATAATATCAGGCAAAAAAAGCGTAACGATAGATGGGGTAAAGGTTGATTTATCAAGCGATGTTTACCGAAAGGGAGAGAATGAAAGTGATGCAATGTATAGGACTAGGGTTAGAAACGAGCTTTGGTCGTATATCCAGGCTCCGGTAAACGAAAGTAAATGGAAGCAGGGCAAAACAGGCGTGGTTGAAAGATTTATTGAAGCAGTAAAGAAGTTCTTTAGAGATAAGCTAGGATTCAAAAAGGCTGACAATATCCAATCAATGACACTATCGGAATTGATTGATACAAGCGCAAATTCACTAATGAAGGGAGAATATTTTGATTCTATTAAGAATGGCGATCAGTCTATGAAAGCAGAAGTTGAACTTGGCTTACCTTTATTTGCGATGGCATCTACAACCATACCTCTTATTGACGATATCAAGCAAGCTCCAGAACTAGGTCTTTCAAAAGTTACAATAGCCAGGCGCTCTTTCCCTATCGAGTACAATATCCTAAAAAACAAAATCAAAGGGAGAATGAATGCCCTTGGAGATACGGTCCCAAAGAGTATAGCAGTTTCCGACTTTCTTACAGAATACATGAATGACCTTTTGAACAGAACAGCAAAAAATGCTGATGGAACAGAAAAAAGGTTTGCTTTTGTAGATAAGCTAGAGAATATGAGAAATTCGCTTTCTTCTGCTTCAAGCACTCCACTACTTGAAAGTATCTATGACCATATTCAAGATGGCACTCCTATTACCAAAAAAGCATCTCAAATCCTATCTACACTTACCGACTATCATATTCAGTTCCAAAATGTGATAGCCATGAATGATGCAGTTACTATTGACAATGACACAATCTATGATCGTGATGAATTTAAGAACCAAGCACTATCTGAACTTAAAAAGGGAAGGGATGCGGTACAGCTTAAAAAGTTAGAAGGTAGCAAATATGGAAAATACATTGCTATTGGTATTGAAAAGTACACATTGGCCGTGTCTAGTCTTTCAACTTGGGCAAAGCTATTGGCCGGAGGTGAGAACTCCATGCTTAATAAGCTAGTAAAAACACTTGATGCAGCGCAAGACAAGCAGTATGTAATGGCTGAAACGGCCAGAGATATGATAAATGGGCTTCAAAAGAAAATAGGCAAAGGATCAACTTTTAACTCCAATGATATTCTAAAGTCAGCAACACAACAAATTGGCACTATATTTTCAAATCACAAAGGAGATAATACGCTAATTTCGGAAGGGGAGCTACTTCACATGTACCTTACTTTAAAAAATGATGTAGCCAGGGCGAGATTTTTTGAAGACGGCAAAAACGGCATCTTTGAATTAAAAGAGTTTAGGGATAAGCAGGATAAGGTTTTAAGAAAAAATGTAAGCCTAAATATTACGAGTGCAGATTACAAAACACTTGAAAATAGATTCGCCAGCGCAGATTGGCAGTCAAAAATTGACGATTGGACCAAGGCAAATAAATTCCTTTACAACTATGTGAACGATGCTCACTTGCAAGATACCGGAACTGAATTGGGGCAAGCAGATGGGTTTTATTATCCTTTGGTCCATGGCGATGGTATCAAATCGTACGAAGACTACTTGACTTCTAATAAATTCTTGGATAATTTAAGAAGTACAAAAAGCCGATCACCAGAAAGGAACGCAAACTACCTTGTAGTAGATGCTATGCAATTAATGGACACATACATCAATACGAACTCAAAGTATGCAGCATACGCCATGCCATTGAAGAATATTGACGTTTATCTCAAAGAAGCCGACTCGTTTTTCAGAGATAATGATATGCTTCGATATGTAGAATGGTATAATAAGTTCAAAAAAGAGTTTGAAGACCCAAGTCCTGATAAATTAGGAGAAATCGGAAAGCGCCTTTTATCTGGGTTTGTTATCTCAAGATTGGGTTTAAATCCTTTCGTAACACTAAAGCAGTATTCCTCTTTATTTATCGCGAACAATGTTATTCCATACAAATATATCATTTCAAGCCTTGACGTACTAGGAAAGAATGCTGGAGGAGTAATAAAATCATTTGTACCTGGATTAAAGGTAGAGTTTGATGAAGTAATGAATGAAATGCTAGAGCATAGCGCAACAGCAAGAAGGAGGCTTAATGCAGGTCAAAACTACTTTGACGAACTTGTAAAATCAGGAATTAAAGACTATGAAACGGTAGTATTTGGAAAGAACATAAAAGTTCCTTTCAGTAAAATGACACAAAACATAAGCGCTGCTGATAGGGCGGTATCTTCTGTGTATTGGGTTGCAGCTAAAAAGCAAGTTGCAAGCGAAACTTCCTTATCGGTAGGCAGCAAGGAGTATTGGAATGCCGTAAATGTCATTTACTCAGAAGCGGTTGTGCAATCACAGTCTAGTATTGATGATGTAAATAGGGCCCACATCACTAAGGATGCAAACATACTTGTAAAAGGACTTACGCTATTCTCCGGCCAAGCATTTTCTAACTACAATAGCTTCATGGGGAATGTTATTGAGCACGCCAACAATCCAAATTCTAGCAACAAAATGAGATTGGCTAGGTCAATTATGAACGTTTACGTTTACAATGCCCTTATGGTTGCTGCAATCGATAGCTTGAAATATGCGCAAAATGGTGATGACGAAGATAAGCTAAAGAAAAAGGCAATGCGCTCAATGATTAGTAACAGTTATCAAAACCTACCTATTCTTGCGCCAATTATAGATCAGGTTTGGTCAAAAGTTGATGATCCTAGATTTTCAAGAGATATAAACTACCCTGTACTTCAAATAATAAATGACGGAGCAAGCCTAATTGGTAACTTAGCTAATGAAAAATATGAGCGTGCAGTTATCGAGGGAATTAAGTTTGGTGCTGAAGGCATAGGTATTCCAATGTACCCATTTGATGCTGCGAATAAAATAATTACAAAAAAGTAAAAATAATTGAAAACTATGTTTACTTTTGAACCTATAAGAAAGTGGTGCCTAAAAATGAATGCCTAATTTTAAGAATTGTGAAGTAACCAAAGGAACCTCTAACCTGAGATTCAAAAGATGTGTATCACAAATTTCAATTTCTTCTATTGACTCTTATGCTGCATTAATTAATGCGAATGGGGCAAAGGTGCTAAGTGTTGAGTATATTGATTCATTAGGAAATAATAGAGTAGCCTTTCTAAATTCATCACCGATACCGGTAGTTGGCACAGTTAATTTTTTAGCTTCTGTATCAACAATACTAGGAAACCTTAGCTTTTCTCTTATTTATGGAAATACTTTTGAAAATCAAAATGCAGAAATAAGATATTCCAAACTTAACTATGAGATTTATACCGGTGGTGGTGGAGGGGCTATACCTATTCAAATATTGTTTACAGAAACTTCTTGCAATGTTTATGATATTAGTCAAATGGACGTTGTACCAATGGACCAATACATTGTTTTAGATGTAATCTATAATGGGCAAATAATCCTTTCTGATTTACAGAATGCTATTCAATATACCGTTATTGATAGCTTAGGGACGCTAACCTTCCTGCAAACCAAGCATTACATACAATCTTTTAGTCAAAATAATAGTCCGCTTATAGACCCAAGCGACCCAAGTGTATCGAGCATTGTCAGTACTGGTGGACTAAAGAGCATTACTCTTCTTGGCAATAATTCCGGTGGTGATGTACTAAATGTAACAGAGATATATGTTGGAAATGAAGTTTTCTATACAATACCTTCTGCTGACATTACATTCGAGATAGAAGTGGATTGTACCGATCTTAAAAAGGTGAAACTCAAAGACACAACAGGCATTTATGATGTAAACGGAAATCCAAAAGGCTATGGTGGACCTATGTACCCAGACATTGCAAACATCATTGGCACTTCGCTTAATTTATATGATGGCTCAAATAACCTTCTTGGAACGGCAGCCGATCTAGGGTATATTCCATCTTTCTCTCCAGATACATTTACTTTCCTACAATCATCAGAAGTTGGTATAACTTCATTTAGAAGAAACAAGGAGTATAGGATAGAGTATATTGTCAAGGTAAATGATGGAAACACTATTTCTTGTGGGCAGTCGATTTTTATAATTGACCAATGTGGCGGTGCTGTTGATCCATACGAACAACTTGAAAATTGTATCATAGATAGGCTAAAGGCGTTTTTCGAGAAGGAATGCTCAGGGACTTGTGACGCTTCTGACTTTACAGAGATTGATAGACTAATTAAACTAAAAACAAAGTTTGAAGTGATTAAATCTTCGCTTGCGCAAGATAGCGCATGTGTTACCGACCTAGATATTGATAAACTTTTAGAAGAATGTAAAACAGGCTGTGCCGGATGTTAATATGGGAATGATTGTAACTGGACCAAACGCATTATTGGATAAAATAAACTACTGCATTAGCTTAGCCTATTGCAAGGCAAAAGAAATGAAGTGTGTTGGCAGAAATGTAAAAGAGAATAATCTTTTGCTGAAAAAGTTAGTTCTTGCAAAGTTCTTAGCTGAAAATGGCGAGGGTGGTGTATTGGGGTGTTTTATTGAACAAAATTGTAATTGTTAGATTATGGCTAGATTTCATACAGCGGTAGAATTAGATTCTACGACAGTAATAATCAGTAATGGAAATTCAAATCAGACTTATAAAAAAGTTGATTTACGAGTTTCTAAAACTCATTTTTCTGTTTATCTTTTAAATAAAAACCTATCAACCGATGCTATTGTTGCATCATGGAATGCAGAACAGGCTTTTGATTATGGATATATCTCATTAACTGCCTTAGAGAACTATCTTTTAAATCTTATTTACGCAACAGCAATTCCGGCCATCCAATCCTACACAGCAGGTCGCTCTATTATTGGACTTAACAATCTAGGGGGCGATAATTGGCGTGCAGATTTTAAATCCACGCCTGCTGCATCACAACTTGGAGTTGGAGAAACTATTGTTGACTATAACTATGGTGTTGTGTTTTATCAAGCAGGCGTTGAAACTATATTATATCAAAGCAATAATATTACGATAGACACACCATTAAATGTAACACTTAACGGTGCAGGTGTTTATAGTTTAATATGTGTTTATAACACCAGTTCTGGAAATATATTTGAAGTGCGCAGACTAATTAAAGTTGATGCAGTAGGCAATATTTTAAATGAAGTAAATATATATGGCACAACAGTTAATTCATTTAGTGGGCTAAACATTGATATAACCGCTAATATATCATTTGTGAATTGTTATTACCCTATACAATGGCTTGCATTTGACAATACTTATACACCTACTCTTTTACCACAAACAGGAGCTAATGTAGTATTGACACTGCCATCAAATACTGTTAGAATTACTCCTTATATTAAACTTGACGCAATATTTAATGATATGCTTGCGCCTGCTAATGCGGTAGCTATCCAATCAATCACGATTATTTAATTTAAACAATAAAAACAACAACAAGATGATACCACTACACGAAGCTTATGGAGCGATGGAAAACTTATTTGGAATTGAACTAAAAGGCAATGAGGGAGTACCTTATTTTTGCGACTTAGTTAATGAAACTCCACCTGCTCCTGACGAGCAAGTTTTGTACTATGGTAAACTTAGAATACTAGGTAGACCACTTGATGAAAATGCAACTCCACAACCTTTGAGTGGCAATTGCAAAATATTTTTAGGAGGTGAAAAAGCACTAGACCAAACTGTGCTAAATTGGGAGTCCCAAAATATTGGCGAAGTACTCTTTACAAATTTTGAACTACAAGATTGCAGAGGGTTTTTTAGTGGTTATAAATTAACTGTGAAAACAGTTGCTCCATAACATGAAATTCGGACTAGACCAAATAGGTAAAACTCCACCTTTATGGCTATCAAAGCTGTCAGATGCTTTGGTAGTCATTTTAGGCGCAGCAAGCGTGTACTCATTGACTATCCCCGATAGTGTAATGTCGCCCGATTTTAAAAACTTTTTAGGTGGAACATTTACTTTTTTAGTGTCAATGGTTACAGTATTTAAAATAATGACAGGTAAAAGCAGTAACGATGCCAATTAAGTTTTTTAAAGAATACCTTGCAACTACACTACATGATAATGCCGAATACATATCTGGCGGTGTTACATGGATGTTTTCTTTTGTAGGATTAAACATACACTTTACCCAATATGGTGAATTGCTAGTGATGAAATTTGCGAGTGGTTGTATATCGTTGTTGTTTACTGGTCTTGCGGTTTTTATGACCCATTTCTTGAAGAGATTTTTAGACCAGAAATTTAATAGTAAGGAATGATTTTAGATTTAGTAAAGCACTTTGAAAGTTTGCACGATGGGGATTTAAAAACTATTGGATTACAACCAAAACTTTGCCCCGCTGGCTTTTGGACTATCGGGTATGGTCATGTTGTAATTGATTCTATCACGCATAAACCATTAACGGCTACAACGCCATATAAAGATGTGTTGAAGTACACAATTAAAGATGAAGCGGAGGCATTGGCATTGTTAGATATTGATTTTAATAAGTTTAGGTTTCATGTAAAATCTTTAGTAAATCCATCGGTAGGCATGACAAAGAATGAAGAAGATGCTTTGGCTTCTTTTGCCTATAATGTTGGAGTTGGTAGTTTTAAAAGTAGCACGTTATTGAGATTGCTAAACAAAGGAGATAGGAAAGGTGCAAGTTTAGAATTTTTGAAATGGTGCAAGGCAAAAGACTCAAAGACTGGAATAATGACCACTTTAAAAGGATTGGAACGCAGACGAAAGAGTGAGAAATATTTTTTTGAAACGGGTATTTTTAAATCGTTTTAGCCGAATGAATAACACCGTCAAAATAGCGATAGCCTCGTTTCTAGTAGGTTTTATACTTGGATTGATAGTTATATTTGCTTTGCCTAAAAAAGAGCCACAAAAGCAAATAATTGAGGTTGAAAAATATATTATCGAGCAGAGCGAAAAAAGATATGACAGTCTTTCAATTTTGCTTATAAAATCGAATAAAAAAGCAGATAGTTTAAAATCAATAATAAATGAAAAAACTAATAATTATAAGCCTTTGGAGCGTGTTATTATCAATGACAGCACACGCACAATCAACTTACTTAGATTCTTTAAATAGGGCGTTTGATAACGTAGTATTTCTGCATGACTCTTTAGTAGCCGAATTAACCTTTGCAAAAGAAATAATCAGCATTGATAGCATGATCGTTAATGAAAGCAATGGGTATATCGCTATACTCGAAAGTCAAATAGACGAGTTAAACAAACAGAAAGTGGCTTTAAACGCCATCATAACTAAACAAGATACCAATTACTCAAATTTAGAAAAGTACGCCCAAAAACAAGCTAGGAAAGGCAAATCTAGTACGATACTATCGGGTGTAGGAGGTGGATTTATAGGAATTGTGATAGGCGGCATCGCAACTGTTATTTATGTAAAAACGAGATAAGCAGAAAAAAAGTTTTGGTTTTTTATAGAATATTTTTAATTTTACAACGCGAGGTAGAGAAGTTGGTATCTCATTGGACTCATAATCCAAAGATCGGTGGTTCAAGTCCATCCTTCGCAACAATCACCCAAAAATAGGAGCGTTTGGGATTGTTTAGTAAAAGGTTATAGGAGGACATAGATCGCATGGGTACGCTGTTTGAGCCATGAATAACGATAACGGACAGTCGAAGTAGCTACTGAAAAACAAGCCTAGTAACAAAATGCCTCCGCTGAATTAGAAAGAAAGCCCACTAGAAATAGTGGGCTTTCGCTATTAATGTAGATGCTCAATCAAATTCCAATATACTCGGAAAGGTCGCGTGAAAGATTTTGATAGTTCTTTGCTGTGTACCGAAACACTTTCCATCCTAACGCTTGCGCCTGGTTGTATTTGTCCGCATCTTCGGTATATCCTGTTACAGTAGTGTGCCTAGACTTTCCACCGCAAAATATGCCCTCGTATTCAATAGCAATTTTAAGCTCAGGGAAAGCATAATCAAATCTCCATTTCCTTATTGGATGGAAGAGGAACTCTGTTTTATATTCTATACCAAACTCACTTAGCATAAAATCTATTTTTGTCTTTGGGTCCATACCAGACGATTTGGTAGTATTTTTCTTAGACGGAGTAGTTTTGCCCTTTATAAGTTTTCTGTAATCTTCGACAGACATTGTATCGCCATGTTTTGTGTTCATAGGTTTTAAGTTAAGTTATTTTTTAGGCAAATCTAAAATGCCATTACGAATTAAGGCGCTTCTAACAATATTCCAAATCATCGTGCTTCCGCTCACTGTAGCCTTCTTAAATTCCCATCCGATGAGCAGATAATATGGCTTG